CGAAATCATCGATGTGAAACAGTGCTACCCGAACACGGCCATTGTGGGGCTGCAGGTGGATGCGGAGCAGTTTGGCGGTCAGCAGATGACGGTGAACTACCATATCCGCGGTCGCATCATCCAGGTGCCGTCAAACTATGACCCGGAAAAACGCACGTACAGCGGCATCTGGGACGGCAGCCTGAAACCGGCATACAGCAACAACCCTGCCTGGTGCCTGTGGGACATGCTGACCCACCCGCGCTACGGAATGGGAAAACGCCTGGGGGCGGCGGATGTGGACAAGTGGGCGCTGTATGCCATTGCGCAGTACTGCGACCAGACGGTCCCGGATGGTTTCGGGGGCACAGAGCCGCGGATGACTTTCAATGCGTACCTGTCACAACAGCGTAAGGCGTGGGACGTTCTCAGTGATTTCTGCTCGGCGATGCGCTGTATGCCGGTATGGAACGGGCAGACGCTGACGTTTGTGCAGGACCGTCCGTCAGATGTGGTGTGGCCCTACACCAGCAGTGATGTGGTGGTGGATGATAACGGCGTGGGGTTTCGCTACAGCTTCAGCGCCCTGAAGGACCGCCACACGGCGGTGGAGGTGAATTACACCGACCCGCAGAACGGCTGGCAGACCTCCACGGAACTGGTGGAAGACCCGGAAGCCATACTGCGCTACGGGCGCAACCTGCTGAAGATGGATGCGTTCGGCTGCACCAGTCGCGGTCAGGCCCACCGTGCCGGGCTGTGGGTGATAAAGACCGGACTGCTGGAAACGCAGACGGTGGATTTCACGCTCGGGTCACAGGGGCTGCGTCACACACCCGGTGACATTATTGAAATCTGTGATAACGACTATGCCGGGACCATGACCGGCGGACGTATCCTGTCCATCGATGCCGCCAGCCGCACCCTGACACTGGACCGTGAGGTGACCCTGCCGGAGACCGGTGCCGCCACGGTGAACCTGATTAACGGCAGCGGTAAGCCGGTGAGCGTGGCCATCACTGCACACCCCGCGCCGGACCGGATACAGGTCAGCACCCTGCCTGATGGCGTGGAGACATACGGTGTGTGGGGGCTCTCCCTGCCGTCACTGCGCCGTCGCCTGTTCCGCTGTGTCTCCGTCCGGGAAAACACGGACGGCACCTTTGCCATCACGGCGGTGCAGCACGTACCGGAAAAAGAAGCCATCGTGGATAACGGTGCCCGCTTTGAGCCGCAGTCAGGCACCCTGAACAGCGTCATCCCTCCGGCAGTGCAGCACCTGACGGTGGAGGTGAGCGCAGCTGACGGTCAGTATCTGGCGCAGGCGAAATGGGACACGCCGAAGGTGGTGAAGGGCGTGAGCTTTATGCTTCGCCTGACCGTGGCCGCGGATGACGGCAGTGAGCGGCTGGTCAGCACGGCCCGGACGACGGAAACCACATACCGCTTCACGCAACTGGCGCCGGGGAACTACAGGCTGACAGTCCGGGCGGTAAATGCGTGGGGGCAGCAGGGCGATCCGGCGTCGGTATCGTTCCGGATTGCCGCACCGGCAGCGCCGTCACAGATTGAGCTGACACCGGGCTATTTTCAGATAACAGCGGTCCCGCGTCTTGCGGTGTATGACCCGACGGTACAGTTTGAGTTCTGGTTTTCGGAAACGCGGATTACCGATATCAGGCAGGTTGAAACCACAGCCCGCTACCTTGGCACGGGGCTGTACTGGATAGCCGCCAGTATCAATATCAAACCGGGCCATGATTATTACTTTTATATCCGCAGTGTGAACACCGTTGGCAAATCGGCATTTGTGGAGGCTGTTGGCCAGCCGAGTGATGATGCATCCGGCTATCTGGATTTTTTCAAAGGAGAGATAGGGAAAACCCATCTGGCTCAGGAGTTGTGGACTCAGATTGATAACGGTCAGCTTGCGCCTGACCTGGCGGAAATCAGAACGTCCATCACGGATGTCAGTAATGAAATCACGCAGACCGTCAATAAGAAACTGGAAGACCAGAGTGCAGCGATCCAGCAGATACAGAAGGTTCAGGTTGATACAAATAATAACCTGAACAGCATGTGGGCAGTGAAGCTGCAGCAGATGCAGGACGGACGCCTTTATATTGCGGGTATCGGTGCCGGTATTGAGAACACCTCTGACGGCATGCAGAGTCAGGTGCTGCTGGCGGCAGACAGGATTGCGATGATTAATCCTGCGAATGGCAACACAAAGCCGATGTTTGTTGGTCAGGGCGATCAGATATTCATGAATGAAGTGTTCCTGAAATATCTGACGGCTCCCACCATTACCAGTGGCGGCAATCCTCCGGCATTTTCCCTGACATCAGACGGAAAGCTGACCGCTAAAAATGCGGATATCAGTGGCAGTGTGAATGCGAACTCCGGGACGCTCAACAACGTCACGATTAACGAGAACTGTCGGGTTCTGGGAAAACTGTCCGCGAACCAGATTGAAGGCGATCTCGTTAAAACAGTGGGCAAAGCTTTCCCCCGGGACTCCCGTGCACCGGAACGGTGGCCATCAGGGACCATTACCGTCAGGGTTTATGACGATCAGCCGTTTGACCGGCAGATTGTTATTCCGGCGGTGGCATTCAGCGGCGCTAAACATGAGAGAGAGAGCATACTGATATTTACTCCTCATGCCGTCTGATAGTGCGGAAAAACGGTGCTGAAATTTATAACCGTACCGCGCTGGATAATACGCTGATTTACAGTGGCGTTATTGATATGCCTGCCGGTCACGGTCACATGACGCTGGAGTTTTCGGTGTCAGCATGGCTGGTGAATAACTGGTATCCCACAGCAAGTATCAGCGATTTGCTGGTTGTGGTGATGAAGAAAGCCACCGCAGGCATCAGTATCAGCTGAATTTTATAACCCATATACGGGCGCCAGAAATGGCGCCTTTTTTATTGCAGAAAAGCGAGAGGTAATTATGCGTAAACTTTATGCCGCCATTTTGTCCGCAGCCATCTGTCTGGCCGTATCCGGCGCGCCTGCATGGGCGTCTGAGCAGCAGGCCACGCTGAGCGCGGGGTATCTTCATGCCCGGACGAGCGCTCCCGGTAGCGATAATCTTAACGGGATTAACGTGAAATACCGTTATGAATTTACGGACACGCTGGGGCTGGTGACGTCATTCAGCTATGCAGGAGACAAGAATCGCCAGCTTACCCGTTACAGCGATACCCGCTGGCATGAAGATTCCGTGCGTAACCGCTGGTTCAGCGTAATGGCGGGGCCGTCTGTGCGCGTGAATGAATGGTTCAGCGCGTATGCGATGGCGGGTGTGGCTTACAGCCGTGTGTCGACTTTCTCCGGGGATTATCTTCGCGTAACTGACAACAAGGGGAAAACGCACGATGTGCTGACCGGAAGTGATGACGGTCGCCACAGCAACACGTCTCTGGCGTGGGGGGCTGGCGTGCAGTTTAACCCGACCGAATCCGTGGCCATTGATATTGCTTATGAAGGCTCCGGCAGTGGCGACTGGCGCACTGACGGTTTCATCGTGGGTGTCGGTTATAAGTTCTGATTAGCCAGGTAACACAGTGTTATGACAGCCCGCCGGTTCAGGCGGGCTTTTTTGTGGGGTGAATATGGCAGTAAAGATTTCAGGTGTACTGAAAGACGGCACAGGAAAACCGGTAGAGAACTGCACCATTCAACTGAAAGCCAGACGTAACAGCGCCACGGTGGTGGTGAACACGGTGGCCTCTGAAAATCCGGATGAAGCCGGTCGTTACAGCATGGACGTTGAGTACGGTCAGTACAGCGTTATTCTGTTGGTGGAAGGGTTCCCGCCGTCACATGCCGGGACCATCACCGTGTATGAAGATTCTCAACCGGGGACGCTGAATGATTTTCTCGGTGCCATGTCGGAGGATGACGTCCGGCCGGAGGCACTGCGTCGTTTTGAACTGATGGTGGAAGAAGCGGCGCGTCACGCTGAGGAGGCGAAGAAGAATGCCGGAGAGGCGGAGACGTCCGCGAGGAATGCCGGCATATCAGCCAGTCAGGCAGAAGAGAGCGCGGCAAATGCTGACACTTCAGCAGGGGATGCATCGGAGTCAGCCCGGCAGGCGGCAGAAAGTGCAGCCGCTGCAAAGCAGTCAGAGGAGGCGTCCTCGTCCTCGGCCTCTGCGGCCGCTCAAAAAGCCAGTGAGTCATCACAAAGTGCAGCAGATGCTGAGTTGTCAAAAAAGACGGCAGAAAGTGCAGCCGGTAATGCAGCCAGGGATGCAACGACCGCAACAGAAAAAGCCCGGGAGTCAGCAGAAAGCGCACAGTCAGCGGAACAAAGCAGGATAGCGGCGGAAGAGGCCGTAAACCGAATCCCCACGGTGGTGGGGCCTCCCGGGCCAAAGGGGGAACCGGGTCCCGCGGGTCCTCAGGGGCCGAAGGGAGATAAAGGAGAGCGTGGAGACACCGGTCCGGCAGGGGCAACCGGTGAAAGGGGGCCGGCAGGTGATGCTGGTCCGGCAGGCCCGGCAGGCCCGGCAGGCCCACAGGGACCGAAAGGAGAAACAGGTGCGGCTGGCCCGGTGGGGGCAACCGGACCTCAGGGGCCGAAGGGCGACCCGGGGGAGACGCAAATACGGTTCCGTCTGGGGCCGGGAAACATTATTGAGACAAACAGCCATGGCTGGTTCCCGGATACAGATGGCGCACTCATCACCGGACTGACCTTTCTTGACCCCAAAGATGCCACACGGGTTCAGGGTTTTTTTCAGCATTTGCAGGTCAGGTTTGGTGACGGGCCGTGGCAGGATGTTAAGGGGCTGGATGAAGTGGGCAGTGATACAGGCAGAACAGGAGAATGACATGAACATATTAAAAAAAATTATGCAGCGTCTGTGCGGTTGCGGAAAGCATGATGACCGTGAAAACGGGGAGTTACTTACAGCACAGCTGCGACTGGGACCGGCAGACATTCTGGAGTCCGATGAGAATGGTATTATCCCGGAGCAGGACAGGGTAATCACGCAGGTGGTGATACTGGATGCGGATAAAAAGCAGATACAGTGCGTGGTAAGACCGCTGCAAATCCTGCGTGCTGACGGGACGTGGGAAAATATTGGCGGGATGAAATAGCCCGACAGCTTCACAAAAACCGGAGTCCGGCTCCGGTTTTTGTTGTCATGTATGGGGGCTGTTTGTTATGACTCCCTGTGTTTGGAATGAATATTTAAATAGGGAGTTTTGTCATGCCGTTAACATCAGCTATTGCATCCAATTCATTTTCCACCGGAATGCAGGTTCTTCGTGCTCAAATGGCCGCCAGTGGCGGTGGAGAAATTACAGTAGGCGGGCAGACGGTCCGTATCACATATAGTGAAACGGATGGTCGCTTTCTGGCGAGTGGGGGCAATAACAGTTTGCTTTCTGGATTATTACTTACAGGGCTTAATGGTGGTCCTGAAGCGCTCAGGGATATAATGTTAAGAATGGTTTCAGGTTCAGGTAACACACAATCACATGGTGATATTGAGGGGAAAATATCACAATGTAAGTTTTCTGTTAATACGGAGAGCCTTCAGTGTCCATCCGAGGCGGTTCGATGCCCAATTATACTGGATAAACCAGAAGAAGGTGTGTTTGTTAAAAATTCAGAAGGTTCTTTGGTTTGTACCTTATTTGATTCGGTTTCTTTTTCTCATTTGGTTCGCGACGGTGGGAAGCACCCGCTAACACGAGAACCAATAACGTCATCAATGATTGTAAGTCAAGAACAATGTATTTATGACCAAACCAAAGGAAACTTTGTCATAAAGGATAAGTGAAATAAATATTACCCAAGCTATATGTTAACTGCCAGTTGCTTATATGAAATGCTACAGATGTTCAGGGTATAAGGATGTGGTAATTGGTGTACTGGATGCAGCTAAAAAGCATATACAGTGAGTGGTGAGGCCGCTGCAAATCTGGCGTGCTGACGGGGAAATATTGGCGGGATGAAATAGCCGACGGATTCACAAAAACCGGAGTCCGGCTCCGGTTTTTGTTGTCATGTCAGGGAGATGTTTGTTATGAAGCCCAGAGGAAATATTTATCTGTATGAAGGAATATGGTAATGCCTGGATTAGTATCATATATATCATCGACTTCATTCGCGAATGAGATGGCGGAGATGCGTCAGCAGGTAATGGAAGGGCAGATTGGTGGATTTCTCCTGGGAGGGGAGAGAGTTAGAGTTTCTTATTTATTTCAATTGCATTAATATCTTGAATGGATTACATAGAGTTAATGTATCCAGTACTCCCTATTCTCTTGCATATAATACATGTTGCAACTTACATCTCAGCGCTATGAAAAAACACCACCTCTCTCTTTATGAAATTCTGGATTTACCAAGCGCTAATTTATCATTTCAATCTACCTTTAAGTATTGCATTTATCTCCCTACGAGGTCATACTTTAGGAAGTTAAATATGAATGATAATATACCTACAGCGCGAAATCACAAACAATCGACTTGTATTACAGAAAAAACATGCCTATATTTTTAAACTTCACAGCAGGAAGTATCTTACCTGAGAATGAGCTAGCATCTTTACGTTATATTGTGCAGCAAAATCAAAATGATACTGTAATCATAAAAGAACGTTATAAAATGGATATCCGTTATATCGAATCAGTCAATGGTTTTACAGTAAATCCTGTATGCAGTAATCATTTCTCCATATTTATGGCGAGACAAAACACTATTGCTCGCAACCTGGAACAGCAGATCAACAACGGACGAAGTTTTGCACAAATATCTCAGGATTTTATGCTTCAATTATCTTCAAATATAGGATGGAAAAAAGGGGCCGAAAACGCCCTTAAAAATAAAATCCATTCTCATTCATTTGTTGTAAATCCTGATGAATTCTCTTGCGACACACAATTTCTTAAGTGCCCAATAACATTATGCGTTCCAGAAAAAGGGGTTTTTGTCAAGAATGCACTGAACTCCAACATATGCACTCTTTATGATAAGTCTGCGTTCATGAATCTCACAAGAGAACATCTACCCCACCCTCTCAGCAGGGAAAAGATAGTAAAAGAAATGATTATTGAAAGGAATATGTGTTATTTTGACACCATAAGTCAGCATTTCATAATTATGGATGCAGACCAACAGAAACAGCATTGTAAATAAAATGTAATAATTACATACTATTAGTGATTCTCATGCATCGTAAGCGGCTCGCCAGAACCGTATTGATATTTACTGAGGAGCCTGTACATAGATTTGTGTAATTGCCTGATTTTGATATGTTCAATCCAACATCAAAAGCAGGTTAATTTATGGACGAAAAACAGTTGCAGGCTCTGGCTAACGAACTGGCCAAAAATCTCAAAACCCCTGAAGATCTCAGCCAGTTCGATCGCCTGCTGAAGAAAATCAGCGTTGAGGCAGCTCTCAACGCTGAAATGTCCCACCATCTGGGCTACGATAAAAACCAGCCTAAACCGGGTGCCAACTCCCGCAATGGCTATTCCACAAAGACCGTTATCACCGGTGATGGCCACCTGGAACTACGCACTCCGCGCGATCGTGATGGCTCTTTTGAACCGCAACTTGTGAAGAAAAACCAGACCCGGATCACCGGGATGGATAACCAGATCCTGTCGTTGTACGCCAAAGGCCTGACAACCCGCGAAATAGCGGCTGCGTTTAAAGAGCTGTATGACGCTGATGTCGTAAGCGTACAGCGAGGGCCGTATTGACGGGGATGTGTTATTCAGCTGGCAGTGCTATGCGCCACGGAAGCAGTTCGCTGACCCGGTTGACCGGCCAGTCTGCTATGACGCCAAGCACATGGCGAAGGTAGCTTTCTGGATCCACGTCATTCAGTTTGCACGTCCCGATCAGGCTGTACAGTAGCGCTCCCCGCTCACCACCATGATCAGAGCCGAAGAACAGGAAGTTTTTACGACCCAGACTGACCGCCCGCAGGGCATTTTCAGCGATGTTGTTGTCGATTTCCACCCAGCCATCGTTCGCATAGTACGTCAGTGCCGGCCACTGGTTAAGTGCGTACGCGAACGCCTTCGCCAACTCTGAGTGTCGCGACAGGGTCTTCATCTTTTCACGCAACCAGCTTTCCAGGGATTTCAACAACGGTTTCGTTTTTCGCTGACGTTCAGCAAGCCGCTGCTCTGCCGGCATTCCCCTTATATCCGCCTCTATGGCGTACAACTGACCGATCTGCTCCAGGGCTTCTTCCGTCAGTGCTGACGGGATGCGGACGTGCACATCGTGGATCTTTCGGCGGGCATGAGCCCAGCAGGCAGCTTCCGTTATCCCACCATTGCGATACAGCTCGTTGAACCCGGCGTACGCATCCGCTTGCAGCACACCGCTGAAGCAGGCAAGATGAGTCTGCGGATGGATGCCTTTTCTGTCCGGGCTGTAAGCGAACCACACTGCAGGTGCCAACGCTGACCCTGCATTGCGGTCATCACGAACATACGCCCACAACCGCCCGGTCTTCGTCTTCTTATTACCCGGCAGCAGTACCTGGACCGGGGTATCATCGGCATGGAGTTTGCCGTCAGTCATGACATAGCCATGAAGCGCCTCTTCCAGCGGAGACAGCAGCCGGCAGCATGCATCCACCCAGCCCGACAGCAGTGAACGCCTCAGCTCCACACCTTGCCGGCCGTATATTTCTGACTGGCGATACAGCGGGGTGTGCTCTGCATACTTCGAGGTCAGCACGCGGGCCAGCAGCCCCGGTCCGGCGATACCCCGCTCGATGGGCCGCGAAGGTGCAGGTGCCTGCACGATGGCATCGCACTGAGTACAGGCATGTTTTTCCCGTACCGTCCGGATAACCCGGAAGGCGCTACGCATCAACTCCAGCTGTTCGGCGGTATCCTCGCCCAGATAGCTCAGTGAACCGCCGCAGTTCGGGCAGCACGGCGCCGCAGGCAACAGTCGCTTTTCGTCACGGGGTAGTGATTCAGGGAACGGCTTACGGGTGCGGGTCTGACGCAACGGACGCTGTACTGCCGGGTCATACACCCTACCAGTCAGCGTATCGCTCTCTTTCTGAAGCCGGTTCAGATCGGCTTCCATTTGTGCGATACGGCGGGAGACTTTTTCGGAACGACTGCCGAAGTTCATCCGGCGGAGTTTATCCAGCTGCGCCTGCAGATGGTCTATTTCGCGCTCCCGGTTGCTCAGCTTTTCCTGCAGGGCGTGGATCAGCGCTTCCTGTTCGGCCAGGCGCTGTTTCAGCAGGAAGATGTCGTCAGAAGAGATGTCGTTCATAAGCCCGTATTTTACCGGGCTTATTCTGTGACAACCAGGATAAAGAGATTTACAGCATGGTCAGGGAGGTCAGCAGCCGCTTAGGCTGTCGCCAGTCGATACCTTCCAGCAGCATCGCCAGCTGCGCCTGCGTAAGGAACACTTTGCCATCACGGGCTGACGGCCAGGCGAAGCGCCCACGCTCCAGCCGTTTGGTCAGGAGGCACAGTCCGTCACCGGTGGACCACAGCAGTTTAACCTGACTGCCGCTGCGGCCCCGGAAAATGAAAACATGGCCGGACATGGGATCGTCTTTCAGCGCCGTTTGTACTTTCGCAGCCAGGCCGTTGAAGCCATTTCTCATATCGGTGATACCGGCAACCAGCCAAATTTTGGTCCCGGAAGGTAACGGGATCATCGCTTCAGTTCCTGTATCAGCAGAGTCAGGAGCTTTTCGCTGACATTGCCATTGAAGCGGAGCGTCCCGTGCCGGAACGTTACCTCACAGCTGATACTGAGGGGTTCCGGGTCCTCTGCGAGCGATTCTGGCTGTTCGGCAGCTGCATCGAGAGTCACAGGAAGTAGCTGGGGGCTCTCTGAAGAAGGTAATAGCAGCTTTCCCTCGCGCCATTGTTGTCGCCATTTGAACAACAGATTGGCGTTAATGCCATTTTCAAGAGCAAGTTTTGAGATGGATATCCCGGGTTCACAGGAGGCAGCAACGAGCTGCTGTTTAAATTCGGGAGGATAATTAGGGCAGCCTTTTCGCCTGCCGGGAGTCACATTTTTCTGCATATCTGATACTTTGGTTCCCACTACTTATTTGGTGGACACCACTTTGTCTAATTCGTCAGATTCTGACCAGACGGTTCAGGCTGTACGCTTACCTGATGTCTCACCGGCGCTGGTATCGAAGGTCACCGATGCCGTTATGGAGCAGGTAGTCGAATGGCAAAACCGGCCACTGGATGCGGTCTATCCCATTGTTTATCTTGACTGTATTGTCCTGAAGGTTCGGCAGGACAGTCGCGTAATCAATAAATCCGTATTCCTCGCACTGGGTATCAATATCGAAGGCCAGAAAGAGTTACTGGGTATGTGGCTGGCCGAAAACGAGGGAGCGAAGTTCTGGCTCAATGTGCTGACTGAACTAAAAAACCGCGGCCTGAACGATATTCTCATAGCCTGTGTCGACGGGCTGAAAGGCTTCCCGGACGCTATCAACACGGTGTATCCGGAAGCCCGCATCCAGCTGTGCATCGTGCATATGGTGCGCAACAGCCTGCGGTTCGTTTCCTGGAAGGACTACAAAGCCGTCACCCGCGACCTGAAAGCCATCTACCAGGCCCCCACAGAAGAAGCAGGCCAGCAGGCGCTGGAAGCGTTCGCCAGCGCCTGGGACAGTCGCTACCCGCAGATAAGCCGGAGCTGGCAGGCAAACTGGACCAACCTGGCGATGTTCTTCGCTTACCCGGCAGATATCCGCAAAGTCATCTACACAACCAACGCCATCGAGTCGCTGAACAGCGTAATCCGGCATGCCATCAAAAAACGCAAGGTGTTCCCGACGGATGACTCAGTGAAAAAGGTCGTGTGGCTGGCAATCCAGGCGGCTTCACAGAAATGGACGATGCCACTGCGGGACTGGCGTATGGCAATGAGCCGCTTTATTATCGAGTTCGGTGACCGCCTGGACGGTCACTTCTGAGAAAAGGCATTTACACAGAATCGTGTACAGGGTCGATTTTACTCGTTAATTAGCGAACAAACCACTCGTCAGCAGACTCCCAGGTATCTTTCAGCGTCTCCTGAACAAAAGTTTTTGCAGAATCTTTATCGGCGGTGCGAGTAACTGAAAGGCCATCGTTGCTGGTGGATTTGATGATCACTTCTACATCGTCATAACGTTTACTGACACGTCGCAGCATTTCTTGTTGCAGGGCAGGAACAGAACCTTTTGGCATTTTGTTGATTTTGGCTGCGGGGTATCTGTGGGGCATATATGGGACATAAAAAGGCCTCAAATAAACAGCAAAATCGAGATTAGGGATTTTTAGAAAAAATACAACCATCTGAAAAAACTTAGAAAACACCCAAAAACCCACAGAATAGTAAAAAACATCTATGAATTATGGATTTCAAGAGTCATTCAATCTAACTAATTGATAAATAAAAAATTAACTTTTCATCGCTTCGTTATGGGGCATGGTTGGGGCAAACTCGCTTAACTGTGTATTTAACAGCGTTACCTGCGCATTATTATTTTCTGACATCCATTTCCCGTACACCTGAAACACCATTTGCGCATCTGCATGGCCCATCTGGTTTGCAATGAATGCCGGGTTAGCTCCTGCTGTTAACGACCAGCAGGCATAAGTGTGTCTCGACTGATACGATTTGCGATGGCGGATTCCGGCACGCTTTACCGCTGCGTCCCACATCTGCCTTATTGAGTCAACGGTAAAATGGTCGCCATAATTTTTTACTTTCGCTGACACTTCAGGTTGAAAAACAAAGGTACATTTTTGTTTCTCTGTTCTGCCGAATTCTCTGAGGTGAACATCGATGATATGCTCTTTGCTCAGTCTCGTTAGTGCCATCTGACTCCGGAGAGCGTCGATTGCGGGCTTAATAAGGTGAATCACACGATTGGTTCCCGCCTGTGTTTTTGGTACTGTAAAACGGTCTTTTGCCAGATTTCTTCTGATTATCATTCTGCCATTGCGCAAGATGGTTGCGGTTTTTCTTCATCATTTTCTTCTTCTGTTTCCTGCTTAGCAGACAGTTCGCGGTTAACTTCTTCCAGGATATCTTTTTCCGGTGTATGTCGTGCAGCAGTGAGAGTTTCCTTGCTGGGGTTCTCGTGATCAGTCTCCGTTAAGTAGGCGTTGATATACCCCTGAAGGCGTCCCGGGTAGTGATAAAACTCAGGGTGAGCGCTCCGGATAAGTGCAAAAATAGCGGCGCGGGAATAGTCCAGAATACCCGGGGTTGCGCGAAGTGCTGCGGACCATTCTTTGAACGGACTTTCTCTTTTCAGGACGATTTCTTTTGCGCGACGATAAACGCTGCCCGGAATTTCATAAATATTAAAATCCATCGGAAGTGTGGCTGCTGCAATCTCCACATCCAGCGTATCGAAGGTGTGTACTAAATTCGGATTGCGATCGGTTTTGTTCCCGCCACCGGCATTTGCACCGGAAGCCGTACGGGTGATACGCGAAACACGATTTCCTTTCATCCACTCTTTTGTCAGCAGACCCCGATCAGTGTAGTCAGCGTCCAGGTATGCCTCGAAAAAAGCAGTTATCAGTCCCAGGTCTGAATTACCGGGATTAGGGAAAACTTTGTCAGTGTCGCGTACCAGTTTGTGAAGGTCGCGAATCTCCAGCGGGTCGAGCAGCTTTGTTTTGTGAGAAATGGCCAGGGCAGTAACAGCCGGCAGTTCTTCCGCCCGTGCTATATGTAATGCCTGAAGTTCTTCCCGTGCAACGTGCGTTACTGGTTTTTCGCTGCCGTGTTGCGCAAGCCAGCGAATGGGCAGCTCCTGACCAGAAACCGGCAGGAGCATATTCTCCTCAATCTCCGTCATGTCTTCGCCGTTGACGTTGGTATTGTCAGTACTGGCTGGTTTCTCCTGCACGGAGGGAGAGGGCGCGATAAATACCATTGTAATGCCATCTTCCCCGCCTTTTTCGTATCGGTTGCAGAATTCGGTATCAAACACGCCTTCAGGTGGAAGGTCATTCACAACGGGTAAATGGACGCGAACGGGTTTTTTAAAGTCGTCTTCATCATAATCGTTGTCATCCATTGCGGTAATGCAGCGGGAGATGGCAACAGATAATTTTTTTGCTGTAGTCCAGTAAAAACCACCTTTAATTCCCAGACGTTTTCTGACTTTGTCATTTTTTGCTTCGCAATATAGCGCAAATTCTTCTTTATCAGTGCTCATTGATAAACCTCATTACAGATTTAAGGGTGAACAAATCCCTGCCATTGCTGGCATTTTTAATCCGTTGGTATGGTGTTAATATGGCTGGAGGGTTATCCAGCCGGTGTTTCGTTATTCAGGTACAGCGATACTTTTTTTACCGGGAGGCATTCACCAGAAATTTTTTGCTCGTCTCTTGCCTGGAGGCAGGATTCTTTACTGGCATAAATTCCGGTAATCACATTCTGTGATTCACCCGTTATAAGAAAAACCGTCATCATCAGTGCAAATGCTGAAGTCATTGACGTTCTCCGAAAATACCAAGTTCAAGAAGAGCAATTCGGGAAAGTATGGAATTATCATTGAGCAGATAAGGCTCATATTTCCTCATGTTAATGGCATCTTCAGTAAACTCCCGGTTACTGAGCAGAACACCAATATCAAAACAACCTTCAGACGTATTAACGTTTGGTAATAACGTTTCCATTATCGCGTCCTCAACAATGAATTTTGTGATGCAGTGCCTGGTGCCTCCAGGTGACGTTAACCAGTTAACAATTAACGCCGGATACAGAGA